AAACAGGAGACTGTGGCATCTAACATGAATACAGCTGTCGAAGCCGCTGAAAAAGCAAAACAGTCTGCAAGTAACGCAGAAGCATCAAAACAGGCCGCTGCTAAGTCTGAACAGAACATCAACAATACCGTGACAGCTTTTGATAGTCATGTCGAAGAAAAGAAAAGCGAAGCAGACACAGCAATAAATAAAACGAAAGATGCCGCAGTCAAAGCTGTGATAGATCAGCAGACTGCATCTATTCAGGAAGCAAAAAGTCAGATTGCGTCCTACATTACAGAAAAAGAAAGCGTAGCAGAAGACCAGATTAATAAACATACATCTGATAAGATTACAGAACTGAATAAAGCAGCAAGTACAGCAAAGACTGCATTAGAACAGTCCATATCAAATTCAGAAAAAGCAAAAACAGCTCTGGACGGTAGTATTACCAATTCTGCCACATCCAAAAATAATCTGGATGAGAGTATTGAAACAAGTACCGGCAAAAAATCAGATCTTGATACCAGTATCAAAAATGCTGATACAGCAAAGACTGCATTAGATACTGCCACGACTACTGGAAACAATGCATTGCAGGCATTACAGAGTGAAAATAGTTCAGCCGCATCAAACCTTGAAGAGTTGAGAGGTGAAAACTTTAATTCACAGGAAATTCTGGCAGGGGTTGCTGACCTGAGAGCATATCTTGGACTGTCAGATGATGATATTCTTGGTTTACAGGTAGATTACAGGAATAAAACTTTTAAGAGACTGGCAGGTGCCACTAACCTGACACCCGGCACTGACTTTGACAGATTTTCCATGTATGGTGGCAGACGTAAATGTAATGTTGCTGATAATGGAACTATCAGTGCTTGGTTTGGTGATGAAAGTTATGCGGAAGATGGTTCAAATGGACAGGTTATGGTATATCAGCCTAAGTTCTATTATCTGGTATGCCCGGTCGTATATGATCCAATTGATACAGGTATTGGTTACCATTTGAGAAAAGCAAATTACTATGTATCAGAAAAACCAAGACCAGGTTTCAGATTACATCCGGCATTTTATGATGCGTCAGGAAAAGAGATTGATTATTATCTGACATCTGCATATGAAGGCTCTGTATATGATGTATCTGCATCTGCTTATCTGTTACAGGATGAACAGGTGTTAAATGCGGCAGAAGATAAGTTTTGTAGTATTTCAGGTGCAAGGCCTGCATCTGGGTACTCACAGAATCTCACAAGAACATCCGTTGAACAGTTGGCACAAAACAGAGGTACAAACTGGCATGGTGATCTCATCAAACAGGTATCTGCCGAACAGCTGCTGATGATTATTGAAATGGGTGTTATGGAATTACAGACACCGATTGGTTTAGGTGTTGTCAATATTCCGTGGGAAACTGGCGATAATAAAACCTGTTCTTATGCCGCAGTAACAGGTAGTACTTCCAGTATTGGAAACGGTACAGGTAGGGCTGTAAAATCAACTGTTTATCCAGGCAATGTTGCAACAGAATATACAGATAACGGTAAAACATCAATTTGTTGGCGTGGAAAAGAAAACTTCTGGGGTAACATATGGAAATTTGTATACGGTGTGAATATTTGGGGTAATGGCAAAATGGCAGGGGATCAGCCATATATTTGCAAAGACTTCAATTTTGCAGAAAACAAGAATAGTGATAACTATGAAGCTGCTGGTTTCACCGTAGCCGCAAAAGCTGGTTACATCTCTGCAATGGGGTATTCAACAAAATGCGACTGGTTGTTTATGGCTTCTGAATGTCTTGGAAACAGCGCACTTCCTGTTGGTGACTACACCTATATTACTGAGCTTCTGAATGGTTACAAAATTGCTCTATTGGGTGGTGTTTGGTGTGGTGGCGTTTATGCCGGGCTGTTCTGTTGGAAGCTGGATAGCGGTGTCGGTGCTCGGTTTCGTTCTATCGGGGGTCGCTTGGTATATATTCCAACCAAGGACTCAGATGTTTATCTTGCTGCCATTGCGTCATGGAAGGCTCAAATGGCAGCCGCTTAATAAATAACTAAATAATGGGTTGAAAGAATCACTGATGTTTTTGCCTGTATTGGTTAACGTGAAGGTCGATTGCTCTGTTGGGTAGTGATTGGTGTAGTGACGTTAATGCCGGGCTATTCTATTGGAATCTGGATAACGGTGTCGGTGATCGGAATCGTTATATCGGGGGTCACTTAATATATTTGCATTGTCAGCCGGGTGGGATATCCGGCTGATTTTTAATCCCATTTCTTTCAACCCTGCCACATGGCAAAACAGAAAAATAGGCGGTGCAGACAAGTCAGAAATGATAATACCGCCTTACTTAATTACTAAAGAGGAAATGTCAACCGTATTTATCGGGCATACATCTGATGTATGCTGACTGAAATTCGGAACTGCAATATACCAAAAATGAAACGTTATGACCATCTATTTGAGAAAATTTGTGATATTGAAAATCTGAGAAAAGCACATAAGAACGCAAAGAAAGGAAAAGGGTGGTACAAAGAAGTTCAGGAAATAGATAAAGATCCAGATAAGTATCTGGAGCAGATTCAGGAAATGCTCATCAATCATACTTATAGAACATCTGAGTATGAAGTGTTTTATAAGGATGATGGCAAAAAGAAGAGAAAGATTTATAAGTTGCCTTACTTTCCTGACAGAATTTGTCAGTGGGCTATCTTACAGGTAATTGAACCTTGCATCATCAATAACCTGACTACTGACACATACTCAGCAATACCGGATAGGGGAATACATAAGGCTCTGCATAAAATGCAGGATGCAATGTGGAATCATCCAGAAGAATGTAAGTATTGCTTAAAACTGGATGCACGACATTACTATCAGTCAATCAACCATGATCTTCTGAAAGAAAAATATTCCAGAATGTTCAATGATTCTGAACTGGTATGGTTACTGACTGAAATTATTGATAGCATACAGACCGCAGACATTGAAGATCTGACGGCAATTTATTTACTGGAAGAAGATGTTGATCCTGAAACTGGAATACCGATAGGCAATTATTTATCACAGTATTCAGGAAATTTTTATTTTTCATCATTTGACCATTGGATAAAGGAACAAAAACACATCAAGTATTACTTTCGGTATATGGACGATATTGTTATTTTTGCAAAGACAAAAGAAGAACTTGTTGAGTTAAGAAAAGAAATTGATGTTTACTTTAGAGATGAACTAAAACTAAACATTAAAGGAAACTGGCAGGTATTCCCAACATTTGTCAGAGGGGTTGACTTTTTAGGATACCGAACATTTTACAAATACACTTTGTTAAGAAAGACAACCTGTATAGATATGACTAAGAAATTAACTGCATTGCGTGTAAAAGTGGAATCAGGGAATATGATGAACTATTCAGAATGGTGCAGCTTAAACAGCTATAAAGGATGGCTTATATCATGTGATTCCTTCCGGTTGTATCAGAAATACATAGAACCATTATTACCGTATGCAGATGATTATTATAAATGCAACATAAAACCCAACACAAAGAAAGGACGAAAGGTAACATGATTGATTATGGAAAACAGAGAAGCACAGTCAAACCAGATGAATTGGAGCTAACTGAAACAAAAGTTTTTGTCAGTTCCAACATCACTGAAGTGAATGAACCGGAAACGGATGAATATTCGGGATTCACTGGGTATGAATTTGATCTGATAGAGTATAGCAAAGACGAATATATCAAAATTCAAGCAGAAAAGAATGCAACGCTGGAAGATGAAATTACACAGGCACAGGTGGCAATGTGTGAAATTTATGAAATGATTGGATAGAAAGAGGGTGTAAGGTATGGCAAAGATTTATGCGGCACTAATTATCAAAGGTGTAAAGACAATGGATGATGTACCTGACAAACTGAAAGATGCTGTAAAGGCTATTTTAGAAGGTAGTAACTGATGTTTTATCAGTTGATCATAAAATTACTATTCAGAAAGGATGTGCAGACTATGGCGATTATTTATGCAACCTTAATCATTAAGGGTAAGAAAACTTTTGCTGATGTTCCTGATAAGATCAAGGACAAAGTAAAAGAAGTTCTGGTTGACTTAGATTGTCCTGAATTAGCAGAATAATTAACAGGTAATCAAATTATCACAAGTACAAAAACAACCGCTATATGACGATTATATAACGTCACAGGCGGTTGCTTTTATGTACAGAAAGGAAGTAATGAAAGAGTTTTTATTAGAAACATATTCTGTTGCACTTCCTATCATTCTGACTACCTTTATGGGGTACATAGTATGGCTGCTAAAGGTGCAGAAGAGGGACAGAGACGCTAACAGCAAAGGAACTATGCTGTTATTAAAAGTACAACTGATTGAATACCATGACCGTTATATGGCAGAAGGTGACATTCCATCTTACGCATATCAGAATTTTTGTGAAATGTATGACGCATACCATGCGTTAGGGGGTAATGGCATGGTTACGAAAATGAAATATGAGATCGAAGAACTACATCTAAAAAAGAAAGAGGGTAAATGATTATGAAAAACATTAACTGGTTAGTAAGAATTAAAAACAAAGCATTCTGGGTAGCACTGATTCCTGCTGTACTTCTTCTGATTCAGGTCATTGCAGCAGTGTTCGGATATACTCTTGATTTAGGTAATCTGGGAAACAAATTACTTGATGTTGTCAATGCAGTATTTGCAGTGTTAGTGATTCTCGGAATTGTGACAGATCCAACAACGAAAGGTATCACTGACAGTGATCAGGCATTAACATATACTGAACCAAAAAATAAGGGGTGATTTTATGGAAATAAAGGGTATTGATGTATCTGCATGGAATGGTGTGATCGACTGGCAGAAAGTAGCAAATTATGGGATGGGTTTTGCCATCCTTAGAATTACAGAAAAAGGTAACAAAACGGACAGTACTTTTGAAAGAAATTATGCGGGCTGTATAACTCATAGCATTCCTGTAGGTGTGTATAAATACAGTTACGCAACGAATATTTCTGAAATTAAATATGAGGCAGAAACAGTGATAAATGTACTGAAACAGAGAAAACTGGATTATCCGGTATTTTTGGATATTGAAGATAAATGCCAGGAAAATTTATCACAGGATTTGATGATACAAATGATTGATACTTTCCGTGATATTATTATCAGAGCCGGTTATAAGTTTGGTATCTATTGTGGCTATTACTGGTACAAAACAAAATTACCAGAAAAAGCAAAGAAATATGACTGCTGGCTGGCAGCATATCCGTCACAGGATGATGGAACTATGCAGATCAGATTAAAACCTGCTGCTGGTATTGGCTGGCAGTATTCCAGCAAAGCAACTATTCCGGGAATCTCAGGGAAAGTAGACAGAAATGTCTTTTACAAAGACTATACTGCAACAAAAAATGAGGATAAGGGGGAAACGACAATGGACAAAGCTATTGAAAAAGTTATCCTGATTGCGAAAAACGAAGAGGGCTATTTGGAGAAAAAATCAAACAGTCAGCTTGACAGTAAGACAGCAAACGCAGGATCTGCTAATTTTACGAAATATTGGAGAGATATAGAACCATCCTATCAGGGGCAGCCTTGGTGTGCGGCGTTCGTATCTTGGTGTTTCATGAAAGCCTTTGGTCTGGAAAAAGCTAAAAA